GGTAGGGTGTGACTCTATGACAGAATACGTATACGGTGACGAATCATTCGTTCCCGGACAGCGTTTCCGTCGTACGGCACGTCTTATCGTAGTTCCCAAGACCATTCTCAAGGACCGCACGATCTGTGCGGAACCTGCGACTTTGATGTATTATCAAAAGGGCGTACAAAGACGCCTGTATGATTACATCTGTCGCCACCCATACTTGGGTAGGAGAATCCCTCTTCGGGACCAGACACGAAACGGACAGCTAGCCCTTCTGGCTAGTGCATCGGCTTATCGCTGGAACGGGCCATGGGACAAGTTTACTTGTGCCACTATTGACCTGTCGTCAGCGAGCGATCGTCTGTCCTGGACCGTTGTTCGAAGCCTCTTCAGACAAACGCCCTTGTTGCGCCACCTGTGGGCGACAAGGTCAAGAGAAGTAGAACTGCCTGACGGCAGCTGCTTACCTCTGGCGAAGTTCGCTGCGATGGGGTCAGCCTTGTGCTTCCCCATCCAGAGTTTAGTCTTCGCTGCGTGTTGTGAAGAGGCCGCCCGGTATGAGCCTCGCGAGTTTTCAACTTGGTCGGTGTTCGGCGATGATATAATTTGTCATGCCAGTATACTTGACCGCGTTATGGACTCGCTCACTCGACTGGGGCTAAAAGTTAATACGTCCAAATCCTTCTACGGCACACATCCCTTCCGGGAGTCGTGTGGTATGGAGGCATATGACGGTATCGACGTTACCCCAGTCACCTTTACTGGTTTGGATCGAACTACCGAGGGCATTCTCGCCACCCTGGATAAGGCATGCGAACTTAGCGTTCGTTGGACGCGCGAGGGGGAAAGTAATTTTTCCCTTCTGCATGCGTCACAAATCCTTTTTACCTGGGTTTATGAGAATTTGCCCCCGAAGTTGCGACCCTACCTTGATGTTGGCCCGGATTCGTATTATACGTTCCCGTACCAGCTGTTTCAAGGGAGAACTAAGCATTTCAAGAGATATCAGCGGACATTTCGTCCACTGATTACGGCTCCC